TCAAACAGTTATATATGGGAAAATGGTACTGGTCATTTAAGAATAAGAGCATCAAACTTACAGTTACAAGACTCATCAGGATATGTTTACATAGAAGGTGTTGATAATGGAACTGGTGGTACAGTCACGTTGTATCACAATGCATCGGCAAAATTAGCAACTAGTGCAACTGGTGTTACTATAACTGGCGTAATGAGTGGTACTGCAACATCTGCAAGATACGCTGACTTAGCAGAAAAATATACCAGTGATCAAGATTATGAACCAGGCACAGTTGTTGAACTCGGTGGCGAATACGAAGTAACACAAACTCGTAGGTCTAGAAGTACTGCAATTGCTGGCATAGTTTCTACCAATCCGGCACATCTAATGAACGATCAACTCGAAGCTGAACATGTAGTGGATGTTGCACTAATTGGACGTGTTCCTTGTAAAGTTGTTGGGCAAGTTCGCAAAGGTGATTTGTTGATAAGCAGTGACGAACCTGGACATGCACAAGCATACAAAGACATTCACAATCCACCAACAGGCAGTGTGATTGGAAAAGCAATAGAATCAAAAGACACTGAAGAGACAGGTGTAATTGAAGTTTTAGTGGGAAGATTATAATGTTACAAAGATATCGTACTGACTATGATGGCGAATTTGTTATTGTAAGTAACACTATTAAAAATGGTAAAAAACATCAAGAACGTGAATGGATCAATAATCCAATTGAAAATCAACATATTTCTGGAAGAGCCGCAGTTATTGGAAACGGAGACAGCCGATATACAACAAAACTTCATGGGAAGTTTAATTTAAAAAACAACATTGAACAACATGCCGGATGGCACCTTGGTCGTAAGAGATTACAAAGTTATGGCTCTCAAGGTTGTTGGCAAGAAATGCAATGCGATTTTTATGTAGAATTTGATCAAGAAAAACTCAATGAGTTATTAGAAACAGGTTATCAAAAAAAAGTAAGTGTGTATAGCAATGCAAGAAATTGTATTTCTAACGCCGGTGAGTTTTATCTTGTTCCATACGGAACAAGAGGTCGTAGTCTCACAGTTGCTACATGGCTAGCGTGTTTTGACGGACACAAAGAAATTTTTCTATTAGGTGCTGATGCTCGTAACAGTATTGGAGAATTTGATGAACAATTGGTAAACCAAATGAATCAAGTTATGAGTCAGTACCGTGATGTAAAATTTGTATTTGTTTCAGATAATATTCCACCGAGCAATGTGTGGAAACAAAATATTAATTTTGATATCTGGACCTACGGAGAATTTGTTTCATTCTGTGATATTTGAAACTGTTTGATGCTTTCAATTTTATCAAGTATCTCTTGAAAGTTAATTGTAGTCCATAGACCAGGATGTAATGGTTTAGGATAAACTCCTGATTTAATCCAGGAATATCCATGATGTTCACTGTTTAATATTGGGATAAATTCTTCTTTTATTAAACAAAGAAATGTATGGTAAGAAAATTTATTGTCAATGCTGGTAAATTTTTCAATTGGAACCAGTTTAATTGTATCGGGCCATAGTCCAATTTCTTCTGTGCATTCACGTGTCATTGCTTCTTGCAAATTTTCTCCATCATCGACTTTACCACCTGGTAAACCCCAACACCCAGGATTTTTTGCATCGTTACGAAGTAAATAAAGGTAACGGTTGGTTTTGACACTGTAAAACCATACACCTACTGCATTGATCAAAGCACAATACTCCATTCACCTTCGGGATAGAGTCCTTCATAACTTTTTAGCCATTGATTGTTGGCCCAACGATATTGAACACCTGTTGTTAGGTTACTTACATATTGTACATTGCTCTCGTTACTTGAGTCAAATACAACATTCCAACGTACACCATTGTATTCTACAATGTCATTCGTATTAGCAACCAATGTTGATCCATCAGTTCCACGCCAAGCTTCAGCAAACCCAGGATTGGTATCACTTCCGTTTCCTGTATCATTTACAAACAAGTATCTTTGTCCACTTGCAGAATTTGGAAGACCGTTGATAGTGCCAGGACCTTTTGCTTGTGGATTTACAATTGCATTGATAGGATTTAATGTGTTTTGAGGTATTGTATCAGTATCAACTGTAAACAATAAAAATCTATCATCACTAGGATCATATGCCACCGTACCAATAATCTGTGTATCATCATATGGATTGTCTAATCTAATTTGACTTATACCAGCTCGTAAACTTCCATATAGATCAATTACGGTATGCCAAAGTAGATTGCTTGGAGGAGCACTTGGCACTTGTACTCCGCTATTGTTAGTCACAACTGCTTGGGGTTCAAGTACCTGTAGTTTGTTTCCAAGCAAAAGGGTTTGATAATTAAAAGGTGTAAATTTTTGTCTTGTGCCTAGCAATAAATCACTATCATATATTGCTTCATTCATATCACCTGTACCGTCGTACACACTAGCAATAATCTTTTCAACAACTCCAAGTTTTTTAACTTTTGCTGGAGGACTTATCCATATAGGCATCACAAAACGCAATGTTGCAATATCAATTGGATCGTCAGTTCCTTGAGGTATATTTCTTGAACTCCATGTAACCTGTTCAAGGTACATCACACTTAAACTTGTCCAGTCTATAAAGTTATCTGTGCTTTGAATTTCCAATCCTGGATTAAAAAGTGTCAGTATTTGTTCAAGTATTTGTAATTTTTGATTGGTATTTGATGTCCATATATCAACATTGATTTCTAAATCATAAGGAACAGGCATTAGCTTTTCTATTGTAAAAGCTGTTCCTTGTGTTGTTTCATAGGATTCGCTTTCTGTGTCCCAATAACGTTGTCTTACATTTTGTTTTTCAACAAAGTATGGTTCCTGTATTCTATCTCTTGCGTAGTTTAGGTTTGTTACATGAAATGTCATAAGAGGTGTGCTGGGTAAACTGTTGGCACTATTTTGTTGCAGTATTGTTTGAGCTTGTCTTGTTGCATCACCGTAACGAACCGGAACTCTATATAAGGCTTTCTTTTGAGGATTGTCAGTTTCATAACCGTATTCTACTTGAAAGTTTGAAAATACCCTGGTAACTTGCAGTAGAAATCGACGTATTTGTTCGTCATAAAAAAATTGTTGCATTAGTTATCAGCCTGTGGTTTAAGCAACTTACTCAATGATTGACGCTCTGGAATATTACCACGATCTTCAGTAGCAGTTTGGTTTGTATTGTTTACAAAACTACTTCTTTGTGTTTGTGAAGTTACGTTTCCGTATCCTGTAACTGTCTTTGTAATATCGCCTGGTGTCAAATTGGTTCTCACATCGTCCTCGTACTTAATCCATCGTGTACCACTATAGCGAAAAAGTCTGTTTGGATAATAGTCTAATCGTAGTGCAAAGTCGCCTTCTTGTGGGTTGCTTGGAAAACTAATACCTGGTGTAACTGGTAATCCATTTGGTGCTAAGCCATCGCCGGTTAGATAACCCAGTGTGTAACCGTTTGCTCTTGGAGATTGTGGTTGTCCATCAACATCTACATTTGTTGTATCAACTGTAATACCATTATTATCAACAGTGTAACTGTTTGGATCTGCTGGTGAACCGTCTTCGTTTGTTGGAACAATGTAAAATTTTACAGAGTCGTAACCACTGAGTGGAACCTCATATTCTGCCTGTTGTAAAATAGCATCATTAAGCTCTAGGTCTTTTTGTACTGTGCCAAATGTGTCACGTTCGCTTGTGGGTTCAAATTCTTCCCAATGCGTAGTATCGGTGATTTCAACACCAGGGTCTACGTCTTTGATTGCTTTGTAATAGGTATCACCACTTAAAACAGTACTGCCTTTTGGATAATAATTTCCATTATCCCAAATATTTTTTTCTGCAAATGGTTTTTTAAGTATGTCGTTGTATTCTTGAGCACTTACTAATGGTGTAGCTTTTACACGCCATAGATGTGGCAACCATGTTTGTGAAAATCCTTCACTTGCAAACGCCGCGTCTTGTATTACATAGTATTTAGGTATAGCTCGAGCAATACTACTATCAAGAGGGTTATAGTCTTTAAGATTTGGTAATTCAAGTACATCTCCACTCATAAGTTTACGACCAATTGTATCTATCATAAAGTTATAATGGAAAGTAATAAACAGTGTATCGTTGTTTAAAAACAATCCAAATTGACTTAGATCAAAATCTATGTCCTGTGAATTGTAAACACCTCGCATTTGATAAACATCGTCATCGTACTTGCGATCTCTGTTTTCCAGCAAAAATAAATCTTCAATGAACAAAGGTGATTCGGTACTATAGGCTGGTTGTGTTGCATCCTGTGTGCCACCGCTCACACTTGAACTGTCATCACCAGTAACTTGAGGGCCAAGGTATTTGTGTACAAACATATCAACACCGCCAACCTGATACATTTCCATAACAGTGCGGTCAATAAACTTGTAATCGTTTTGTCGATTTGGGCGATATAAACTTAATCTAGGCATACAGTAATCCTTCTTACTGTATTTATGGTACTAGATAGCAACCTTAACTGGTTCAACGCCTGTGATTGACATCAACTTTTTACAAATAACACTTACATCTTCTAAGGTCAACCAGCCTTTAACAGTATCACCTGGTTCTGTGATACCAGGAAGTTCGACTCCTCCACTTTCATCACGCACCATAATTTCAAACAAACCTTGAGTACCACCATAACTTCCGTCATGTTTTACAACACTCAACTCATACTTTTTAAAGTCTAAGACAAGTTGTATACCTTTATGATACTTGCTAGTATCAAATTGTAATCCTAGTAAAGTAGAATTCATTTTGATATACTTTGGTTATGCATTTTTTCCATCCGATCAATAAGCTTCATAAAACCTTCTAGCATTGCATCTCCTGGATTTTTTGCTTGTTCGCCTGCTGGAATACATACTGCTTCTATATCGACATTTTTTAATGCATCAGCTGCAATATTACAGGTTTTTTCGTTAGCATAAACCATTGGGTTTGCTAACATCATTGAAATCAACATAAATTTCATTTTTTTTCTCCATTAAGGTCACGGTTTAGTTTTCGAAGCAGATACATTGCATTTTGTGTCCAAAATTGTTTGCCCCATGTATCCTCTTCAAAATGTTCAGCAGCTTGCCAACAGTTGTCTATACGACGTTCGTATAGTTGTAGTGTTTCATTAAGCATATTTCCAATCCTTAAATTCATCTTCATAGCATTTTACTACTTTGTAAACGGCTTTAACAAGTTTGATGTCTTTTATATTACCAAATGACTGAGTATTATCCATCATGTTCAAAAGGTCTTTTTCTGCTGAACTTATTGAGTCATGTTTGCCAGTTTCGTATTCAACTAATTTATTATCTTCTTTTACTAAACCAGTAATTTGGATTTTCCTAAACATATGTCGCTCCTTGTTTCTAACTATATTTTTATAATAACATATAAAATTTAAAAGTCAACCTTTTGTTTATAAAAGAATAAAATAATTGAGGTTGACACTAACTACATACATGTTATACTCTGTAAACAGTTAGAACTTTAGGAGAATTCAATGGCAAAAGGCAAAAGTTTAATGAAGCCGGGCACTCGTAAGAAGAAGCCGGTTATAAGAAAACAACGAAGCAAAGCACAAGATCCAAGTTGGACTACTGCATTGGACATGAGCGGCGAAGCCTATCACAGGCATAAACGTGCTTCTGTAGATTGGTACTATCATGAACGTAAGCCAGTTGAACTGTTTCCTGACTTACTTGCTTGGATGAAAGATAACGACTATAGTAAAGATGAGATTGCCACAATGAAACGGCATGGGCATAATGGTATGGTATATGCCAGCATATATGCAAGATGTCTAAGACAAGGCATGCCAGATATACACCCCGAGCACAATGCTTATTGGCAAACATTGCCAGGTACGATTGGTGATGTACATCCTACAAGTGATTATGTTAAAAAAAGTATTGCACAAGCCCTAGAACGCACACCACCTGCACCAAAACTTGTTGTCGATAATACAAGACCAAAAGTCGAACGTAAAACCATACAAGAAAACATGCGTGATAAAACAATGGATATCGAAGGTGCAGTACACGAACTTGTTGATGAGTATGTAAATAATGATTACAAAGATCCAGACAAATACAGTATAATGAAACTTCTTAGAGAAGAAGGATGTCCTCCACAAACTATTGATATTATTGCAGTGCCACTACGAGCACAACTTAGTGAAATCAATGAGCTAATGAATCCTCCTAGTAAAAAAGAACAGGCTAAAATGTCAGAACAAGAACTTGATATGATAGCACAACTAGAAGAAGGCTACAGTCATTTAGGAAAGTTACAGATACGTAGTTTACAAAAGTTTTTAGAAAGAGCAGTTGCTGATTGTGCCAGTTATGTACAGGTTAAAAAAGCAGATAGAGCACCAAGAGTTGCCAAGCAAAAAACATCTGCACAATTAGTACGTAAGTTCAAGTACCTTAGACGTTTTGATGAGCTTGAACTAACTAGTGTTTCACCAGAAAAATTAGTTCACGGTTCTGAAGCATGGCTTTACAATACTAAAACACGAAAGCTGATATATGTGGTTGCCGACGAAACAATCAAAACCTACAGTATTAAAAGCAATAGTGTGATTGGTTTTGATCCAAACAAAAGTGTACAAAAAACACTGCGTAAACCAGCTGAACAATTGAAAGAACTAATAAAGGGTGGCAAACCCAATAATAGAAAACAATTTGCCAGTATAAAAGCCACCGAAATCAAGTACAATGGTAGAGGAAACGAACACGTTGTAATACTAAAGGCCTGGTAAATTGCATAAATACTGTCATAGGATGGTATTATGGCAACTGAAACACTCGATCAAACATTAGAAACAAAAAAGCAAGAAGTATTCGATTACATCAAGTTACAATTAGGCGAAGGCATAATTGATACGGAACTAGATGCGAGTCACTATGAAAGTGCCTATCAACGTGCAATTGGTGTCTATCGACAAAGGGCAGAAAATGCATTTGAAGAAAGTTATAATTTTCTCACTCTTAGAGAAGACACAAACATATACACATTGCCAAGCGAAATCATGACCGTTAGGCAGGTGTTTCGACGTACAATTGGATTTAGCAATGGCGGAGAAGGATCAGCATTTGAACCTTTTAGTTCGGCTGCACTAAACACCTATTTACTTAATGGCAATCAGATGGGTGGTCTTGCTACCTATGATTTTTATAGTCAGTATGTAGAACTAACTGCAAAAATGTTTGGTGGTTTTTTAAATTACAATTTCAATAGTGCAACAAAACAAATTACACTAATGCGTGACATAAAAGGTTCAGGAGAAACAGTTCTGCTTTGGTGCTATAATCTACGTCCTGAGGTACAACTGTTAACAGACTTTTCTACATCACAGTGGATAAAAGACTACATGATTGGAAACTGTAAACTGATTATTGGAGAAGCTAGAGAAAAGTTTGCTACTATTGCAGGCCCGCAAGGTGGTACTGCTTTGAACGGTGCACAGATGAAAGCAGAAGGTTCTGCTATTATGGATGCAAAAATTGAAGAACTCAAGAATTATGTTGACGGATCGCAACCACTTACTTGGGTAATTGGCTAATGCGAGCAGAAGAATTTATTACTGAACACGAAATGGTGTTTAGTAGAACAGGTAACAAATTAAAAACAAAATGGCGTTGTACAAGTGGAGCACGTCGCGGCCGTGTTGTCAGCAATGCAAAAGATTGTGATAGTCCTATTGATCAAAAGCGTCGAGCACAAATGAAAGTGACTCGTAAAACCAAAAGCAAACAGGCAGCACGTAAAGCCAAAAAAACGAAACGTGTAAATCCAGCAAGTAAACTGTTAGGCATGCTCAACAAAATACGTAAGCAAACAGTATCATCAGGCGGAAAAGTACAAAGAGCATACAAGCCACCAAAGACAAGCCTAAAAGGCACAGTTGGTACAAAGAAAACAGTAAAACCAAGAAAATAGGTTGACATAGTTTCATTCACTGTTATAATGATACTATGGATATTATGATTGATATAGAAACCGTAGGTACAGGTCCAGATGCTTGTATTCTTACAATAGCCGCACAAACCTTTGATCCTTTTAGTATAGGTTACCATAAACAAGATTACTATGCAAGAGTTGATGTAGACAGTCAACCTGACAGAGAAGTTGATGATGCCACAGTAGAATGGTGGGCAACACAACCTAAAGAAGCACAGGATGAGGCA